CTCCCAAAGCATCTAAAGTTTTGAAGAAAGTGGATGTCAATCTATTGCCAATCGTTCCTCTACGTAAAGGTATATTAAATTTTACACTATATGGTTTAATTGATATCAGTGAAGGCAGTAATCTTTTCTGAACACGAAGAGCACTTTGCGTTCCGAAAAATGCATTCAAGTTTGTACCATCAATTGCTTTTTGAAGTTTCGATAAAACAAACTTTGAAGAAAATTTATTAAGATAGAGATTACTATAGTTTAAAATAGTATTTCGTATATTTGTTTTCAACGCACTTTCAGTCAACGATGTTTTTCGTGCATCGTATCGTACTGTGCTGTCAATCAACAAATATAAAAACTCTGGATCACGAATAATAACGTCAGTAGAAACCACTGCTTTTGGTTTGATAATCTCATCAATAATTCTTTGTTTTTCTGCTTCTGAAATATAATAGTTTGTTTTTGGTTTTAAAGAAATGAATACTTTACCATATACTGGTTTCTCTTCATCCTCTCCACCCCACACCGAAATAGAATCCAGTGAAGTATAGTTTTGCAAAATGTACGTCTCATAATCCTTAAATGTAATCAAACGATTTTGAGTGGCAAACTGAGATGCAGTAGAAAACTTAATTGAGTCTACACTTTCACGGTCAGAACCACCCGCAGAGGGTGACACAACACTCACATCAATAGTAGAAAGACCATTGATAGTTGAACCTGCTGTGAAATTATTTGCTCTATTAGAGACAGCACCAGATGTAATGAGATAACTCATATTCACTATTGCACCATCAGTTAATGATTGTCCTATTACATTGTCACCGAAACTAACTTTAAATTTTCCATCATTAGATTCATTTAAAAAATAAACCAATGAAGAACCAGTGACATCAAGAATGTCTGATACTAAATTATATGTCTGTGCTGCGGTGTTTCCCGAAGTAGGAGTTACAGTAACTCTGAGTGTTCGTGTATCAATGTTTGCATTCGGAATAGTAAATACCGATTTGGGATTTGAGATAGCATTATAGGTCTGTGAAAAATTTATAAACTGACCTTCGTAGATGTCTATATTTTCAAAGAAATATTGTGTTCCAGTTTTAGATATAGTGACTGATTCAGTTGTTATGTAATTATATGAAATGCCATCAACGAGTTCTGAAAAGAAAGTATATCCTCTTGGTAGAGTAGCAGTATCAGCATCAGTTGTTGTTGAAGTAACAGTTACATTGACAGTTGCTTTAGGGGCAGTAACTGAATAAGGAACATAGTTGAGTGTCTTGGCATGTGACACTACGGCATCACGTGTTGTAGCACTATCCAAGAACGATTCATTGGCAACCATATTCAAATAGTATGCATTGTAGTGAGTATTGTATGCAAGAATATCCAATAGAACATTCAGACCAGCACCCTCAAAATCGTAATCAGTAAACTCTGATTGCTGTCTTAAAAAATTCTTTAGATTGGTTTTGATTGTATCAAAATCAAGGTCTGTGACTTGTAAACGAGCAGCCATTTATCGAATCCGTTCGAGGAAAAAAGTAATTGTGATTGGGTCAGATTGGTTGATAACAGAAAACTCAACCTCCACACTGAATCCATTATTTTCATAATCAGCAAAAACATAAACCTTAGAGACACTTGCTCTTGGTTCATAGTTTGCTATAACTTGTGCTATCTCTCTTTGAAGGGCAATTGATGTCAGTTCATCAATGTTTTCAAACAATAGTTTACGAACATTCGATCCAATTTCTGGTTGGAATGGTTTTTCGTAGTGATTAGTGAGGACTAGATTTTTTATCGAATTAATAACTGCCTTGACACCGACATGTTTATTGATATCCTTTTTGACAGGATGGATATTGAACGACAAGTCCAAATCTCGAAAGTCTCTTACTGTATCTGTGGTAACTGTAGCCATATGCTATTTATTCAACCTTTAAGTGTTTTGTGTTACTGAATTGATATAGTTCGTGACTATATCAATTTGCGTCCCTACAGCAGTTCCAATATCAGGAATGACTACTTCTTGAATTGATGAACCAGAGGCATAGTAATTCGTAAATGCTGTATTAGACTTAGCAAGTGTTGCTGCACGTATGGAATCAGCATTTGGTGTTGTATCAATGGTAGTAGATGAAGCAAACACTCCAGTATTTGAGTTATGAATTACAGGTGCTTGTAAATTTGCTAATAGAGCATCTGTCCCCAACTTATATTGAATAAGTTCAGTTCTCATTTTACCCATACTATTGAATTGGGTAACTTTACCCATATCAGAACTTATTGCTCTTGATTTTTGGTAAAAATTCCAATCATGATTTCTACGAGCAGCAATCATTGTGTTTGCTATAGCAATGTGTGAATTGATTGCTTCAAGTGCCACTCCACCCAAAGTTGATTGTAAAGTTAGAGGCAATCCAGTGAGAACTTGTGAAGTGTTCAACGATGTCAAATCAGCAGCAAGTATAGTATTGTTAGCAGTTAATTGTGCATTAATAAAAAGACTAGTAAAACTACCTAGCGCACCAACTGTATTTGCTACACCATCAGCAGAATATAATAGAGTTACCATCTGTTCAGCAGTAGATATGGCTGTTTCATACTGTGGTGTATCAGGACTAATGCGTCTACCAGTCATCTCTAAAACACCAGAAATATTATCCGTATGTGATTTGAATCTATCCAACTCAAGAATAAAATTATTTGCTTGCGTGGCAATATTTGATAGTGAAAGATTTTGTGCCAATATATTAATTGAATTGGCGGTATTGCGTAATGTAATATAAAGATTCGCTGTCGGATTTCTAAAATAATTTGTTCGAGCAGTATCACCTCTAGCAACTTGGTCATATTGCCACGTTGCCAATGTTGTTTTTCTTGTTTCTAAAGTGTTCAATGCCTCATCTGAAAGTTGTTCAGAACCCTCAAAATTAATTGAATCAAAATCATAACCTAATCTATCGAATACACTATTTGACATTGCAATTCTCCATTATATCATTATTGGCACAGGAGCTGGAACGGGAACATCTGGTGCATCAGTTGGTCCAGTAACACTAGGACCACTTTCAACACCAACATGAAAATGTGCATTATAGCAAGTTCTCAAAGTTGACAAGAATCCACCAAAATCTCTTACCAAACCAAATAATCCTAATGGTGATACCACCTCCAGTGAAGATGCAGTAATTCCAGGTACTGGAACTCCAACAGGAAATCCAATCAGTGCTCCACCTGCACATACTATACCAGCAGGACCAACAAACAAACTTAGTTTAGCAGTTACTGCACCCGCAGAAGATACAGAAGATGCATCGAGAGAACCCTCAACCACTGTGCTACCATTCAAGATAATACCAGGAGTAAGAGCAGGTACATTCGGTGCATGAATTGTTAATGCACTCGTCACTCCATGTACGTATATGTCAACATCTTCAGCAGTGGTAAGCATATACCCTTTAGTTGCAGTAATATCATAGTTACCATCAACTCGTAATTTGTAATCACCTTTTACATGTTCAATCCTATCACCTTCAATTTCTAACTGACAGTTACCGACAACTTTTATTACACAGAATCCTTCAACCAAAACATGTTCATTCTTAGATGTAATTCTATATCCATTACCATAAATTTGCTGAACAGTATCTCCATTGTCTTGTATCTCCATATACGATGCAGAATTACCATGTTCCAAAGCAACGAATGTTTCATCAGGAGCAGATGACATATACAGTCCACTTTTAGATTCTTGGTCTTGAAAAACTGTCATGTGACCATAGTGAACTGGATTTATTCCACTAGTGTTTGCCTGATTTCCTGTACCATTTCTTTGCTCCATTTGACGCAAAGGAGTAGTCCAAGTATAGGGTGATGGAAAACTTCGAAACAGAAGTTCTTCTTCTGCTTTATAAAGATTCCTGTTCAGACTTTTAGCAGCATCATTTAGATTGTTTGCTGTTGGAGTTGTCGCAGATGCCAATCCAACAGGTATCTGTTTTGCTATTGCTGCTTGGTATTCTGCTAGTTGTTCTTCTAACGATGCCATAATCTACCTTTATAATATAGGACCAAGAACTTTTTCTCGGATGGGAACATAATCTGGAAATTCTGCTGCTATTATTCTTTCAGTTTCGGCAGGACTAA